CGCTCTAGAGCAATTGTAGACCTTAAGACAGCAGATATGGGTATTGATAGATTTATGTATAGTTTTTCTTCAGATACTTCACGTAGAAAATATAATGCTGCTCTTCGAGTGATCAAAGAAGCTGAAACCTGCTTTGCATTAGGTATGGTTTACAGAGGCTTATCCGACGATGAGGTTATTGATGGTATTAGATCTACTGAAAAACTTGGTAGTGTAGCTGTAGGTTCTACATCTATTACTGTAGATAGAAGCAAGAAGGGTATTGAAAACTCAGCTTATTTCTCTAGATTGGCGCAAAAATATACATTGGTTGGAGTGTCTATGCTTGAACTATTGTCACCGACGTCTATACCATTAACTTGGCAGGAAGAAGAGAGTAGAGTACCTAGATACTCTGTATCAGGCTGTACACCAAGTAAATTCATTAATCCTACTGACCCCTACCGTTAATAAATACAATATAGAACGCTAAACAGATACAGATCATTAACCAAAGCATTATCATTATACTTCTACCTCTTCTCCATTAACAATATATCTACTTGGCTTACTAGTAAGACTACCTTCAACTAATACATGACTCCATGTACGGCCTTTCTTAATGCTATAGATGGTTACATCATGTACATTGTATTCTTTAGCCAAATCTCTTACTTTGTGGTAGTAGTGTGGTTCAGCAAGCTTCTTCTTAATCTCTAACACTTGTTCTTCATTAAGTTTAGATCGGCCAGACTTAGAACCTCTAGCACTTCTACCTTTCTTTACACAATCATCCATATTATCTTGATGTGTACCTAAGAATAAGTGATCTGGATTAACACATTTAGGGTTATCACATTTATGTAATACAAGTTGTCCCTTCTTCAGCGGGCCATAATGTAATGCCCATGCAATCCTATGAGCATAAACATTTCTACCTGCTATCCATAAGTGACCATATCTTCCTCCACTGATGGCACCTTGCCATTCCCAACAGCCTGTGCTTGTTTCTGTATGCTTCCAGAACCTACTCCATAATTCTTCATCCGTTTGATCTAGATCTAAAGAATATTCTAGTGATGCTTCCATTTTTGCTAATTCTTCTGCTCTTTGGTCATTTAGTTTCTGCTGATTCTTTGGGCTTAAAATTCTCATTATAGTTCTCCTCAGGTTGTTTGTGCGTTGTGCACTTTCGATCTATAACTATAGTACAACATCCTGAAAACAATTGCAAGTAATATTATACATAAAGTTAAATGTTTTATATTTTATTTCTTTTTGCGGCGGGATAAGTATTTCTTCTTTTACCAACAGGACTAGTAATCTACAATCAGAATCCTTAGAAGCCTCAAGAAGGCACCTACAAGGCTCCCCAAGAGCCTACATGATAGATGTATCATCCTACTACTCTTAAAGCCAACAGAAGGCTACTGTGGCTCCTCTCATAGAATATGAGTGCCTACAATAGAGTATGGTTTGTACTTTAATAAATATATACTGTTTCTCCTAAGGTACCTTAAGATATACCTAAGGTACTTTAAGAACTATACTTACAGTAGGTATACCTTAGGGGTATACCTTAGGTACCTTAAGGTAAGATACTTATCATAGACTATGTTTGTATATATACTATGTATAGAGAAGGGCATACGACCAATTTATCCCTGTTGGCAAAAATATGTTACAATAGTCGTGGAGGTACATTATGGCTATTGAACATGCAGTATTAGGTACAGGACTTGATGTTTCATTTAATCCAAAGAAGATATTAGCCCAAGCAGCAACAAGAGCAGCTATCAACGTGTTTGTTAAAAATACAGGAGGTAACTCTATGTTCTGGGGAGATGACATGCAAGGTGTTGTACGTCAAGCCTTTGATATGGTTTCTCAGTCAATATGGGCCATAGCTGTATTAGCAAGTAATGGTAAAACTCAAGAACAAGTCAAAGAAATAGCTGTAGATAAAGCATTCGGAGATGCTAATTTTGTTAGAGCCGCTCAGAAAGCTAGTATGACCCCTGATGGCGGTTCTGATCCAGCACTAGTCCGTATGGCTGAAGCTATCGTAATGGAACTTGCAAACTCTGGTGAAGTAGGAGAAGAAGGAACTATAATACAAGAAGCTGTAGCTGATATTGCTGCTATCCCTAATGAACTAGAACAATTAGCCAAAGGCTTACAAGCTCTACCATCTAACATAGCTGATCTGCCTGAAGAATTAGCAGAAGGAGCTAAGAGATTATATAATGAATACGGTGAGTTAATAACTGAATCAGTAGATGATGTTAAAGAAGCATTGGACATACCAAAACACTTAAGAGATGCAATTGATGCAGGTGGACACTACCTAGACAATCTAAACAAAGTAGATATTCCTGCTACCATTTTAAATGCAATAGATGAACTTGTAACACCTATCATTGCTGCTCCTGGTGACTTTGCTGACTCTATTACTGACTTCGTTGGTGGAGAAGTAGATAACGTTGTAGATCGTATTTACCTAAGAAATGCAAGTAGGGGAAGATAAATGAATGTAACACTTGAACAATTTAGTGCTAAACAGTTGAAAGCAATAGAGTTATTGGCCTTGGGAAATAACACATTGGCCTATGTTGCTAAAGAAGTTGATGTGACAGTACAAACTATTTACGACTGGAGGAAGAAACCTCTCTTCATTGAAGCCGTCATACAACGATCTAGAGAGCTTGTTAGAGCTAACCTACCTGAGGTGTATGAGTCCCTTATGACAACAGCTAAGACTGGCTCTACCCAGGCCATTAAGCTTGTCCTTGAACACCTAGAGAAACTAGAAGAACTCAAAGCTTCAGTGGCTGAGTCTACTATCAGCTTCACATGGGATACTGAATAATGGCTGTCCCTGTAGGCATATTCTTATCCGCTGCTATCCGTGTTACTATACGGATGCTACCTAAGCTTCGGTCTCTATACTTCATCGCTGCCAGACAAGGCATGCGTACTACATTAAGACGTAAGCTACTTGTTGGTGCTGAGTACACTAGACGACTACTTACTCCAGTCAAGTCTAATGCCACATTCAATAGGCTAATACGTAAAGGACTTAACACCACAAGAGAAGATGTTAAACAATATATGAAAGCCTACAAGAGAGCATTTGCCAAGAGAAGAGAGACGAAGAATGTACAACAAACACTCAAGCAATTGATTAAGGGTAAAGCAGTAGCACCTCCAAGTAAGAAGTTCTTAATCACTAACTTAGCTGCTGATATCAGTGCAGCTGCTTTCTCAGGTAAAGCAATAGTAGGACAAGAGAGACAGACTGTTATCAAGACATTAGAACAACGCAGGAACGCTATGGATAAGAAGGCAGAAGAAACACCTGATAGACCTAAAGGTATTAAGCAACCAACCCCAACATCCTCAGGTGGATTGATTTATGTTAGAGCACATACTCGTAATGGCAAGAGGGTAGCAGGCTACTATAGGAGAGCATAATGCAGATTACTATTCCATATTCCCCATTACCTCACCAATTAGAAATGCATAAAGATACCACTAGGTTTCGTTTCATTACAGGTGGTCGTAGAGCAGGTAAGTCAGTGTCTTGTTTCCAAGAGATGTTAGTCCATTGCCTAAACACTCCTAATGCTATGGCATGGTGGGTAGCTCCAACATATGCAGAAGCAAGAGAGATTGGTTATGAAGAGTTCAAGAAGTACTTCGAAGTCTTATCACCTGGAGTAGCTAATGTCCATCATAGTGGAATGAGAATAGAGTTTAAGAATGGAGCTAAGATGTACTTCAAAGGTGCAGATCGTAAAGACTCATTACGTGGTCGTGGTCTAACCTTCCTCGTGATTGATGAGGCTGCATTCGTACCTGAAGATGTATGGCGTAAGATCCTTAGACCAGCACTATCAGACAAACAAGGCAGAGCTATCCTTATATCCACACCTAACGGTAAGAACTGGTTCTATGACCAATACCAACAAGCTAACCCTCCATCACGTAAAGCATGGAAGACTTACTTCTGGCCATCACACATCAATCCCCTTATGACTGAGGAAGAGCTAAATACAGTAAGAGAAGAACTGTCTGACTCTGACTTCCGACAAGAGTTCCTTGCTGAATACTTAACCAAAGCTGGACAGGTATATGATGACTTCAATGAGCTTAACGTTATAGATGAGTTCACACTTGACTTACGCACACATGATATCTACATCGGTATTGACTTCGGTTTCGCTAACCCTTCAGCTGCTTGCTTTATGGCTGTTAATAAACAAACAGAAGAAGTTATACAGTTTGCTGAGGTATATCGAGAACGTATGAAGATGGAAGACTTCCTTACTGAAATCAAAGATACCTTACATCAGTTCGGTGCTAGACCTAGAGATGTACACACCATCTATACAGACCCTGCTGGCAATGCTTCTGAGATCACCTCTGGTGTCTCTCCTGTAGACTTCCTCAGGAAGACATACACTGTTATCAATAGAGGCACCCTGATAGCTCCTGGACTATCTCTTGTTCGTAAGTTCATTAAGAATGCTAACGGCAGAAGAAAGTTCTTTGTATATAACCAATGTACCTTCACAATTAAATCATTTAATGGCTATACTTATAAGCACAAGCAGAACACTGCAGAGATCAATGAGGAACCTTTGAAGGATGGTATCCATGATCACATGTGTGATGCTGTAAGATACTTCTTTGTTAATCGCTTTGACCATGCTAAGTATGTTGCCAATGAACCCATAATGACACCATACTATCAGAAAGAATATAGTGGTATAATAATTAAACGATGTCTGACTTGCAGAAAACCATTTAGTAGCAAGACTGAAAAACATATGCCACCATTCAAATGTAAGGAGTGTAGCGATAATGAGTAATCAAACATTTAACAGTATACCTAATGCCATCACAGCACAGGCTCTTGCTAATAACTTTAGTAAAGAAGAAAAGTCTCGTCGTGAAGGTGCAATAGTTAACAAGAACTTCTATTATGGTAATAGTTCTCAATACTTATCCACCTTTAACCTTGAGCAAGAACCAATGACTCTTAACTTGACTAAGCCTGTAATCCATAAGAGAAGCTCTATGATGTACAACAGGAAGCTTGTTAGAGAGTTCGATGGTCCAGCTGAATCAGTGTCTTTCCTTGAGAAAGTATATGAAGAGAATAATATTGATAGCTTAATGCTTAATGTAGACCTGATGGCAGAACTAACAGGGTCAACACTTGTGGCTCCTGTGGCTGATGAGACTTTGCCCTCAGGCATTAGATTACAAATGTGGGATGGCTCACAAATGTCAGCTGTGGCTGATGAAGATAATCCTGATGTAGCAGCAGCTGTATCTTTAGTTAAAGTCGTGGATAGACTTGCAGATGGTTGGCATAAAGGTAATCCTGCTAACGAACGTATAATCAAACAACAGATCTGGACAGATGAAGCTATCGTTACTTACGACGGTGCAACTCTCATGACATCTGAGGAGAACCCCTATGGGTTCGTTCCTTTCGTTAACTTCCAAGGTGAAGAAGTAGCAGGGCAATATGTTGGTTGGTCTCCAGCTTCTTTAGTACGTAAGCTAAATGCTCATATAAATCAAATGCTTACAGACCTTGGTTACACTATTAAGATGCAGTCTGCTAGTCCTATTTCATTGAGTGGCTATCAAGCTGGCGAGGGTATCACTATTACTCCAGGCCGTGCTATCTCATTACCAGCAGGAGCAACAGCTGAGGTACTAGACTTTAACCCAAAAATATCTGATGTACTTACAACACTTCAATACCTAGAAGAGAAGATCTATGAGACCTCTAGTGTTCCTAAGATATCCATCGTTGGTGGAGAAGGCACATCAGGTAGAGAGCTTTTAGTTAGATGGTTCCCTCTAGTTCAAGTGTATAAAGATAAGACCATCAGATACACTAAGTACGAGATGCAATTAGCTAATACAATCTTACGTGTTGTCGGCCTACCTCTGATAACAGATATATACATAGACTACCCAGATGAAGACTTACTACCATTATCAGCATCTGAAGAAGTCCTTGAGAGAGACATTATCCTTGGAATCAAAACTCCAGTAGATGAAGTACAAAGACGTAACCCTCATTTAACTGAACAAGAAGCAATAGAACTTATTGCCCACAATAATGACATTAACGTAATGATTGGTCTTGCTGGCCCAGAGGTCGAAGAACCAGCTATAGAAGAAGAAGAAGCAGAACCACAAGAAATATAGTATAATAGTACTATGGAGGATATACAGTTATGACTGAGAAAACATATAATGAAGAATACGTCTTGAAGCTTCGCGAGGAAGCCAAGAAGTACAGGCTACAACTTAGAGAGTTGCAGTCAACGCTAGGTGAAGGTAACTTTGAAGATCCAGAAGAAGGTAGCGCAAGCCTTCCTCAGGCAGAACCAACAGAACCCACACCACAACCTGTACAGGAGCCCACAGCAGGGCAGGTTCCTACACAACCAGCTTCTGTCAGTAATCAACCAGTGGTTCCAGATGGACCCAAACCAATCGCACCAACCGTTAATAGAGTTGGAGCAGAACCACAATCAGCATTAGATATGTTGAAAACACGACAGATAGCCGAACTTAAGAAAGACCCTAAAGCAAGGGCTCAATTAACAGATCTTTACAGAACAATGCTTAGATCAGGTATGTATTCGGCATAATTAGGAAGGAATTTTAAAATGGCAGTTAGTAACAACACCACATTGAATGACCTAGTTGGTCAAATCGTTAGCAAGGAAGCTCAGAGTGCAGCCTATTCTACTAGAGTAATGCGTCCACTGATTCGTTCAGTAGCCGTACCTCCAGGAGCCGGTAGCATTGTTATTCCTCGTTTTCAAGCTTTATCACCAGGCGCACTAACACAGGCTACAGCTCCTACAGCAGCAGCTATGTCCACAGATGGCGTCACACTTACACCTGTAGAACGAGGAGTATACGTAACTATCTCCAAATCAACTCTACACGCAGATCCTTTTAGTGATCTTTCTCCTTACGGCGAGCAAATTGGTCGTTCCCTAGCACAAGACGAAGATGCCCTAATCATCGGTGCTATGGACCCAGCAACAAGAGTTAATGACCAAACATCAGGTGCAGACAATGCAACTATCGCTGATCTCTTGACGGCAATTGGTCTTCTAGAAGCTCAGAACGCTCCAGGGCCTTACTTTGCAGTATTCCATCCAGTCACATGGGCTAAACTCCGTGCTGGTCTAGATGATGCAGCTGCATTCGCTTCTGTAGGTAAACAAATCGTAGAAGGTTTCGGAGAAGGTATGACACAAATGAATGGTTACGTAGGGTCTCCTTACGGCGTTCCTTGTTTCATCTCTACTCAAATTACTAAGTTTAACGGTGCAGGTGTAGCAGACGACACTTACCAGAACCTAGTGTTCAGTAAAGAAGCCGTTGGATATGCTTTCACACAAGACCTTGGCGTAGACGTTGATGACAACATTCCTGCTCGTGCATTTGACCTTATGGGTTGGTATGCTGGTGACGCAGATGAACTAGTCGACCTTTACTCTGTATGCATCGAAGATGATGTAGATGGCTAATCTGAAATGGATAGCAATTCTTATTGCTTTTGTTAGTATCCTCGGTAGTGTCGGTGCTTGGGCAGTTACTGCTCATAACGACATATTAGACAAAGTTGACAGCAAGATAGAATATCAGCTAGACAATTCAGAGCACATATACGCTAAAGATAAAGACATGGCTAGAGTTGAGGAATGTCTTAGACATAACCAAAAACAAATAGACTCGATAAGTATCAAACTTGACAAAATCTATGAAATAGTTAATACTAATCAGTAGCGTTATAGTTCTTCAGGCTTGGACCTCGTGGCTTACTTCCCTTAGTCACGGGGTCTTTGTTTTTGTGGTACAATATTATAAACACAGGGAAGGTCCATTATCCTTTCCTTTCTATTAGGAGAAATACAAATGGGAAATCTATCCAATCGCGCAATTCATAGTATCTTTGGCTGTCCATCAGAGGCAGAAACAACTGTTGTTGAGTTTTCTGCAACACCTGCAGTAGTAGAACTTATGGCAAATCAAATCTATCGCTTCGCTTGTACAGAAGATTGTTTTATCGATCTAGATGCAAGTGGCTCTGTTACTGCTGTAACTGCTGACGGCGTATTAGTATTTGCTGGTGTTCCAGAGATGTTTTCTACAACAGGGAAAAATACTTTCTTAGCCGTTCTTAGTAACGGAACTGATGGTGACCTTCACGTTACACGTATGATTACACGTGGCAACTAATAGGAGGTCAATATGCCTAGATGTATATATCA